TAGACGAGCACAACAACCAATGAGTATCCTACGCTGTCCTGCTCAGGAGAAAAGGTGTCACTGCCACCTAGAACAGCATTGGCAACACGGCTAATATAGTTCGACACCGGGTCCATATCTATATAGTCTAGAGTTTAATCGTCAAACATTGGATTCGCTAGGCCGTTCTCAAAGCGTAACCAGTTCATTCCGATACAGAATACTTTCACTTCCCAGCTCGGATCGACGACATTCATAGGTGGTAGAACATCTAACACAAGACGAAGAGAGTTCAGCTTACTTGCATTCATAGATCCGCTCGGTTGATGCTCACCTGGTGTCTTGGCAAACGAATAGCCATATATAAAGCGGGAATAGGCCGCGAAGCCGCCCCGATGTGCCGAAGCGATTCCTTCGCGGTAAAACTGTTCATCTGCATCACAGAGTACCGTACCATTCGCCTGTATCATGGCCGAAGATAACATCGGGATTTGTGCCGCTCTGACTCCACCTGGGGCCGACCTTTCAGATTCTAAAACGCTACTATAGTTCGCCCATTCATTATTGTTACTCACCCCCTTACGCCGAACAAACCAGATAATCTCCTCAATAGGGTGATTCGCCTCCAGTGGTAACTGGATACGAATAGCATTCTGCCGCTTTCCTATACTATATTTGAGTGGTTCATCAAAATAGAAAGTCTGTACCTGGCGATGTAAGATTTCGAAGGGCTCTCGTAACATCTTCGAACGATAGCTTCCATCTACAATCGCCCCGTACGTGAGCAGCTGTACGGATTTAAAAGGGGGTGCCGCCACGCTCCAATCACCCACCTTAGATGTCCAGGCATTATTGCCATACCTCAAATCAAAGGGTGGCGCACCACGATCTCTAGGCTGATTACGCCAGACCTTTGTGGCTCCTAACCAATAATACCATGCCCCCGTATTTGTCTGATAAGCGATATCGAAGGGTGGTATACTAGGGCTCCATGCTTGCCGTGTAGCAGACCAAAAATAAAGAGAGGCAATCGCAAAACTTGTCTGAGGAGTTAAATTGGACCAACTTCCTCTCTCAGTTGACTCCGTATAGTTCCAATCATAGTTGACCCCACCTATGTTATATATAAAACTAAAGGGTGGTGGTATATCCCATACACCATTCTTTATATTTGCATCATACACCCATCTGCAACTCTGAAATGTAAATGAAGTCTCTATAGGTGATGGAATAGAGCTACATGTATCACGATAGCCGCGCATTTGTCTCACACATTGGTCAAATGGTCTCAGTGTAATATGAATCTTCACAAATCCCTCTCTCATTGCAATCATTGGAAGAGCTTCGCGCAGTCGCGTCCGCATGAAGAAAAATGGGAGAATACAGTTTAGGTTTCCATTTTCTACTGAAAACAGGGATGGACGGCGAGCAGGATCCAAGAGACGGGCGGAAGGAAGCTGTCCTAGATGATCATATGCAACCCCTACCTGTGTATTATACTCCGGAAAAAGAGCACTAAATGTATTTATAAAATCACCGTCAATCGTTTCCAAGGTCTTTCCATCTATCTCTAACTCCGCCAACTGAATGATACTCGTGCCCAGACTATTTGCATACTCCCAAGCCTCGGGGCGATTTAGATAGGAGAGTTTATCTGCCGTATACACATTCTGTGTCTGTGGATCTAACCAGTGGTCTAGGCGAATCTGGAGGGCCGTTCCAAGAAGGAGGTCACCGACCATAATAGAGCCGAGGTCAAATGAGAAACGCTGGCCAAAGGCCCCTGGGCCACGAAGAGCAGTTTCCTGTACGACCGGTGCAAAGGGTAGAACACGGCGTGACTGGTCGCGAGTAAACCAAGTGAGCTCTGAACGAACAGGAAACATATCATTTTCCTGAATATCGCGATTTGTTAGGTCGAGTAGGGTGACAATTGGACCCGATGCGCGCCTCTCATCATTTATGGAAGAGCTGTAGGTTATTTCATCGATGTCATTTGAGCGACGCGTACTTGTAGCGAAATCCTTATTTGTAGGGTCTGCGGAGCCGAGTTGGCCTCTAGAGCCAGCAACGGTTGGTGCAGAAGGAGGAGGCGCTGACGGAGGCGCGGGTCCAGGCGCAGCACCTGGGATTGACCCTACTGTATAACTTCCGAGCCTATCATTTCCCAAACGATATTGAGTGAGCCCTGCTCTCCAGGCAGCATCCGCTGAGCCCGCCCGCATCTGTGCAAGCTGTAAATCACTTAATGAAGAGCCGGCACCAGAAGCTGATAGTACACCCTGTAGATATTGGCTTACATCACCTATGGTCGGTGTAGATGTGCTGGGTACAGCGTTAGCATTAGCGTTAGCATTGGCATTAGTATTCGGACCGCTCGTAGGTGTTTGGCTAGAACCTCGGTCAACATAAATAGGCTGTCCCTGGGAGTTTTGTCCGAGCCCCCACTCACCTCGGTTTTGTGCTTGATTAGCTGGAAGACGAGATAACCATGCTTGCTGTGCGGCAGAAGCAGTCCGAACTGCCTGCTGTCCTAGAACAGTCTCGGGGCTAGGGGATCTAGGTGAGCCCTGTTGCTGTTGTTGCTGTCTCTGTTGTACTTGTCTGCCCCACCACGGAGGCGCAAGTCCAGCCGCCGAGAACTGCGCCGCCGCGGCCTGTAGTTGCTCAGCTGTAAAGGGGCTTGACCCGCTCATCTGTTTATTGCACCTTTTTGCGTTTAGGCACACAGACGGTCACGTCGGGGCTAAAGCATCCTCTCAAGCCACTATAAGATGTTACCGCTCGGGGTCGGAGGAGCCTTTTATATTAATCTTGAACATCGCACGGATCGTCGCGCCGAGTTTGAAGAAGAGGCCGCAGCCATGGGCCTTTCATGCGAACGCTTTCCCGCTATTTATAATAAATCTGGGACGGTTGGCTGCGGTCAGTCTCACCTAGCAGTGCTAAAAGAAGCACAGGCCCGTGGATACGAGTCTGTACTAATCTTTGAAGACGATTTCAAGTTTATTGTAGATAAGGAGACCTTCTGGACTACTATGAGTCAAATACAAACAGATATATCTGGCTCCTACGATGTTATTATGCTCGGATACAATATTCTGAAATCATCTGCGCACTCAAAGAATCTTCTGAAAGTCTTATCTGCTCAGACGACCTCCGCATATATTGTACATTCACGGATATATTCGAAACTAATCAATACCTATGAAGTAGGATTACATAAACTTATCGAAACAGGACAGCACTGGAACTATTCAGTTGATCAGTACTGGAAAGTTTTACAACCAGATACTCAATGGTTTGCCGCTCAGCCCCGCCTTGGCCTGCAGAGACCATCCTTCAGTGATGTAGGGCAGAAATTCACGGATAATAAATGTTAGTTGCCATATTTGAGCACACCCCTATCATTCTCAATAGAATAGAGTGCCCATGTATCCACTATAGCAATCATTTCCGAGCTAGCCCCGCCAAGCAGGGTATCGTTAGGAATGGCAGACAACGAAGTATACAGCGTCGGACGATCCGCCGTTGTGAAATTCACTGTGCCTTCTGGTTGTCTGTCCCAAGGAGCACGCCGCCCCAAAATATCGCCCAAATCCCAGTTCATTTCTCCAATCCCTGCACCTGGATCCCTATCCTCCTTTGCATGATGCAACATCACATTCCATATCAGAGATGACAAAAAAGTCTCTCGGTCTCTAGATGCAATAATCAGGGATTGACCCGTGTAATACTCTCCTCCCGAAATGTCTGGCGAATATCTCCAGCGCCGATTTGTACGCAGGTCATTTTGGCTTCTAAAGAACCAAAGAAGACGAGATGCCGGATGCTGTCCATCTACACGCTCCGTAACAAGGGCAGGAACGCCTCGGACCAAGGGAGCATAATCTGTAGGACCAAAGGTATAAGTGTTTTCATAGGGGCGCGAAAAGGCAATCTCCAGAGGGGTGGATCGCAGGGCCAGCTGCGTCTCACCATCTACATAGGCATGCCGTGTCTCCAGCTGCAGTGTCGGAGAAGCAAGGCCATTTCGTGTAAGCGCGGGTAAGATATGCACACCATCCGTAAAGGTCCGTGTCCATGGTGTCGGCGCGACTATAGCAGTAGCATTGGATGTTTCCACCAGCTCTTCTAGGGTTCGAAGCTCTAGCCGTAGTTTGAAGGGCTGCTTCCGCATAGCAATACTCGGAAAGCCGTTTCGTCCTCCGAGAAAGGGGAGCTCAAGACGAAGGCGGGGAGGAGTTGCCGCTGCCCCAATAGAGCTCGGAGTCCCATCGTGCCATCCGGTCAAACGATTCTCAAGATAGGCCGAATTCAAGGTTCCACGTGCAGCACGCATCGCAAAGAGAGCATCTCCTGTAATCTCTTGCAGTAGAAGTTTATCCTGAAAAATCTGAATCTTCTTGAACATGAAATAGCCGATTCCGTTCGTATATCCATAGGATTCTCCCGTAACTGCGTCTACCACGGGGGTCACTGGATTTATCGCGGCCATTCCAGAAGGAAGCCACGAAGGAAGATCAATAACAAGAGTCGGACGCAAGAAAATATCTCCTGCCGTCTCAAATTCGAATTCACAGCTACGTCCGAACTCGGCCCCGTTGAGTGGAGGAATACGGCGAAGTTCTTGGAGATTGGGAGGAATCCTATCGTACCGATTCTCAAAAGGATTTACTATAGTCTCCATGTCATCTCCGAAAAAGTAGGTGTCCTTATTTCCTCTATTGATTGCTTCATAGAGAGCTCCTTCTGTTCGGAGACCGGCACGAGTGCTTGCCATCTGTAAAGGGAGAAGAGAGTGCTCTTAGGCTATGGCCTTAAGAACAATCCCCGCCGCCCGGTCATCCGTCTTCGGTAAGGATATCTTAGCCAAGCGATTATATCTGGGAAATTCAATGTCTACATCCACTGGCTCACCGTCATTTACCCACTGGGTAAGAACAGCCTTTACCTCATTATATCCCTTATCCACTGCAGAATATCCTAGTCTCCCCAATTCCTTCAAGAGACGAATAGTCTCCTTCAAACGGTCCTCCTTTGACTTCTCTGGCATCTATGCAATAGATTGGACACGCGTTTAGGTCATAGGCATGATATATAGAGTATATGGCAGAATGGACTCCAGTCCAGATTTAGAGCGTCAAATAGTCGTTATCACACATACCATGACGGGAAATACAGGAATCCAGTTAGCAGTAGCACATATTCTCGGGGAGTACATGGGGATTTCTAGGCTAGTCACTCATGATAGCAAAAAGGAGTATAATGATTCCACCAGAGACTATACGAGTGTTCTAGAAGACAGCTGGTCCCAGATTCACCCCTTTCTCGGCCCTGAGTTACAAACACGACTACCGCCTAGATTCGCTGATATGATGCATCAGTCTATATATATTACAGGCTATTTTCAGGATTCTATACCGCTAGTCAAGCATAGGGACCTCATTCTAGAGAAATTTCGCGAGGATAGTACCATCATTTCTCAAAGTGGCCACACCATACAAGAATTTCTTACCGCGCCATCCCCTATTTCACTTGGTCCAGAGGATATTGTTCTGCATGTTCGCCTAGGAGATTATATAGGTGCTGCAATGTGTATAGATCCTGTTCCGCAGCTTGCTATTCTTCGTCGCCTTCAACCAAGAAGACTGATTATTGTCGCGGCGAAGCCTAAGAAAGATATGGAGAAGTCCTATCTAAAACTCTTTGAAGAATTCCATCCTATCTTTCAGCATGGTACAGAGCTAGAGGATTTTGCCGTGCTTCGCGAAGCAAATCGTATCATGGTAACGAATTCCACTTTTTCTTGGCTGGCGGCCTTTGTAGGGAAGGCTAGACAACGGTGGATTCCGAAGCCAACCTATAATACTCTAGGAAAGATAGAAGATTCTGATAGTATCTATGAGGCCAATAATGGATATAATGTAGGAGTGCTCGACATTCCTACACACTCCTTTCTTCCTGTAACAGGTGAATTTCTGCAAAGTATGTGTGATTACACTATTATAAATAAGAAAAAGAAGGAAGAGCATACCACACATATTGACTATACACATCCGCCTGAAAAACAACTTTTCATAGAAGATATATGGCCCATAGAGGTATTTAATGCAAAATCACTCTTCATATATCCTACAGAGGATGGTAGTATAGCAAAGCATGTATTCGGGCATTCATGGCCAAATCTGAGGCTCATTATGTTTCACAACTCCGATTATGATTTGGATTGTAGTATCGTTATACCCTTTCTAGAAGCAAATCCAGAAGTATATTGCTGGGCGCAGAATTTGAATAGATGGCATCCTCGTATTCGACCCATTCCTATCGGGGAAGAAAACAGGAAGTGGCGCGGAGGAAATGCTACCTATGAGCCTATGGTATGTGTATCACGAAATCTAGAGCGAAATGTAGATATTATAGCACCCTATTGGTCTATAACACATCCGACGCGGATTATATGGTCTGAACAGCTTCAGAGCTTAAAGGGTATAGTACATATACTTCCTCGCCTAGGAAAGATGGAATATCTTGAGCGAGTATCCGAGTGCCGAGCCCTAATCTGTCCTCCAGGAAACGGTCGTGATACACATAGGCACTGGGACGCACTTACA